ACACTTATATGGCCATTCCTACTTCACGTCAACAACTTTCAGATTATTGTCTGAGAGCCCTTGGAGCACCGGTCCTTGAGATCAATGTCGATGATTCACAAGTAGATGATCGTATTGATGAGGCGATTCAAATGCATCAGAACTTTCATTCTGATGCAACCGTTCGACAATTCTTCAAGTATCAAGTTACGCAGACGGATTTTAACAATCAATATATCACTCTTCCAGAAGAACTCATCTATGTCTTGAGGGTTCTTCCAATTGGTATGAGTGGATCAACTCAAGGAATCTTTTCTGTCGACTATCAACTTCACTTGAACGATCTCTATGACCTTAGGAGACCTGGAAATCTAATCAACTATGAAATGACCCGACAATATATGTCACTCATTGATATGACCTTGAATGGAATGGATCAGGGGATTATCTTTGCCAGACATATGCATAGGCTTCAGATTGAAACCGATTGGAAGTCAAGAATTCCAGTTGGTTCATGGATTATTGTAGAAGGGTATCATACGGTTGATCCGGATGCATATACGGAAATCTATAATGATACGATCCTCAAAAGATACCTGACCGCACTCATCAAACGTCAATGGGGACAAAATTTAAGTAAGTTCAAGGGTGTTCAACTTCCTGGTGGAGTGACAATGGATGGCGATGGGATCATTACATCTGCTAATGAAGAGATCAAGGAACTAGAAGATAAGATGCGCTCCGTGTACGAATTTCCATGTGATTTTTATGTAGGTTGAAAACTAATATATGTCACGCTCTGTATATTTTGGTCAAAAGGTTAAGTCAGAAGCTTCACTCTATGAAGATCTGATTATTGAAGCCATTAAGATGTATGGTTTTGATGTCTTCTATATGCCTAGGGCAATCAAATCTCTTGATGTCATCCTAGGTGAAGATACGGAATCGCAATTTAATGCGGCATTTGACATTGAAATGTACATTGCTTCGGTTGATTCATATGAAGGTGATGGAGTTTTGATGAGCAAATTTGGCCTTGAGATTCGGAATCAGATTAAGTTAATTGTTTCCAAGAAGAGATGGGATACTTCCGTTGGTGTCTGGAAGAGAGGCTTCTTAAATCTTAGACCGGCTGAAGGTGATCTAATCTATGTTCCATCGGTAAAGGGTCTCTTTGAGATTAAGTATGTCGACTTGGAATCACCATTTCATCAACTTAATAATTTGCCAGTCTATAAGATGACCTGTGAGCTCTTCGAATATCGTGGAGAAGATATGAATACTGGAGTCCAAGAAGTGGATAATATTCAAGTTGAGAAATCACTCGCCTCATCATATCGGGCAAATTTTGGATATTCTGCCGGATCGGCAAAATTTGTCATTGATGAACCGGTCAATCTTCTCTATCCAGACAATTCGACTGGAACGGCCAAGATTACTGGGATCTCTTTGGATTCAACAACATCAATTTTAACTGGAACATTTTCCGCCCTCAGATTTACCGATGGTGTTGTTCATACACTGATTCCTGGTGTCGTCATAACCGGAACTTCATCTGGAGGAATTGGAACAATTTCGAAAGTGATTACTCTTACAGATGGAGATTTTGCACTGTCGGATGGTGATACTTCAATTGAAAATAATGCGATTGAAACTCGAGCGGATGCGGTTATAGATTTTACCGAGGTAAATCCTTTTGGTGAAGTTAATGATGCTAATTAAAATATGTTTACACGATCACACTATTATCATCAGACTCTTAAAAAGACAGTTACTCTTTTTGGAACGTGTTTTAACAATATTACAATTGGACGGACATCAAATGCGGGAGTAATTTCTAATGTTGAACGAGTTCCGATCGCATATGGACCTAAACAAAAGTTCCTGGCCAGGATTACAGAACAACCGGATCTAGGGGCGGATAAGGTTGCAATCAAAGTTCCTCGAATGAGTTTTGAGATTACGACCGTTGCATATGATCCTTCTAGAAAACTAGGAAAACTTAATCGGATTCAGGGGGCTTCTTCTGCGTCATCCTCAGCTGTCGATACTACATGGCAAGCAGTTCCATATAAAATTGGATTTCAATTATCAATCTATGGAAGAAACCAAGATGATGTTCTTCAGGTTGTAGAACAAATTCTTCCAGAGTTTACTCCAGAGTATGTCATACAGGTCAACGATATGATTGCTCCTGGATATGTAACCAACGTACCAATCATCCTTACCGGTGTTACTCCGGCAAATGAATATGAGGGAGATCTATCAACTCAGAGAAGAACAGTAATTGCAACTCTTGATTTTGAAGTTAAAGTGTCATTTTATGGACCGGTTGTTCAGGCTCGGCCAATTCGCTTTGTTGAAATCTCACTTAGAAGTGATGATGGAGCAACTCAATATCTTCACACATCCGTATCTTCTCCAGAAGACACGATCCTTGATTATACTCCGGTTTCGACGATAGATGACTTTGGATTTTCTGATGGGTATATCTCACTTGGATTATCTGAAACGGTCGATTCTACCAGAATTTTTGCAGATTCTACCACGCTAACGGCCGACAATTCTACACTTCCGTAACTTCTGATTCAACCGAGGTTACAGGTGATAATGACCGACTTACAACAGATGGTCAATAATAAATTATAGATAAATAACTAGACGATACCATATGAAATTCTTAAAAACACTTCTTTTTTCATTGATTTTGACTTGCACGTTTGCCTGTACCGGACAAACAATTTCTGCAATTAATATTGGGGGAAGTCCGAATGATAAGACTGGAGATCCTATTCGAGTGGCATTTCAAAAGGTAAATTCAAATTTTACCGGCGTTGCAACAAGCATTTCTAATTTGAATTCAAGTGTTGTATACGTACATATGTCTGGAGAAGATATATCTACAAATTATTCTGCTTATCATAAACCATACACGTTTAGATTGCCTCACGGAGTTCCATCAAATATGTATGGTGATCCATTTGCGGCAAATTATCCAGCAGCGGGCTTTGATATAGCATCATTAGCTGGTACTCATTATGGTAATTACGTCCAACTCCAATTTGGTGCTAATATAGAAAGCACTAACTTATTAGGGGCAAGTTATAATATAGATGGTAATACAACGAGATTTATAACTTTAGACTATGATCCATCTGGTATAGTTCCAAATGATATCCGGTTTCATCAAAATGTTCAAATGACTGGAGAAAATATTGACATGCAAGGTGGTATAATTACTAACGGTATTATAGATACAAGCTGCATACTACCATCCAATATAGTTACAAACTATTCAGTTCCAGTTTTTGGTAATCTCAGTGATAGCAGTGATATTGCATTAATCATAACTAACGTTGGTGTAGAAGCTGATATATGGTTCACTGGTATATCTAACGCTATATATCAATCATACCCATTACATATTGAATGTGATCCAGATGGATTTGAAGTTCAGTTTGATACACCTGGAACTAATTTTTATCCAGGTACTGTATTTAATATTAACCCTAATGGTAATTGTTATATGTATGGTAATGTATATGCCGGTTACTCTGAAGGTACTCAATTTAACCCTGCAGGTTCATTTATAGGTAATGGTTCTGGTTTATACAATATACCTGCATCAGGTGTTAATAATGTAGTAACTAACGGGCAACCAAAATTAGGTATTGGTATTAATCCTGCAGTATATACAATTGATGTTGGTGGGTTTGGTATGACTGCAGGATCAATTGGTGCATCAAAATGGGGTAATAATAATATTAAAATTGATAATGGTTCAGGTGCTATGTATATAACAGCTGCTAATGGATTATTTTTAGACTCGTTAAATGGTAATAGTATCTCAGTTGATGTAAATGATGGTACAACTAATATGTCATTTATTGTTGGTGGTAAGCTATTACTTGGTGGTGTAATTACTGGTAACGGCGCTGGGTTAACTAATCTGACTATACCAACCGTGTATAATCCTTATAAGATCATCAACCCGGTAGTAAGTGCAAACTTCTTAATAGTATCACCTGCTGGTAATGACTCTACAGCTGCTCGTAATAATGCAACTCTGCCGTTTGCATCTCTAACCAATGCTATTGTAGCTGCACAAGCAAACGATATCATTTATATGTATGCTGGTAACTACTATATCCCATATACTGGTACTATACTCCCAGCTGGGTTATCTATTGTAGGTGACACTAACGGTATTGTCAATATTATTATACCTGCACCTGGTACCGGTGCATCAGCTGGGTTTGTGCTCACTAATAATATAACACTTGCAAATATAACAATTGGTATGAGTAATGCAGCATCTGGTTATGATACCTATCCGTTATACTCTGGTACGTTCCCGCTGCCATTTGCAGGTCCTTCAGCGTCAATTACCGCTACGATTACAAATATCTACCTGTATAATATAACGATTCATGGGTACTCGGATTGCATGTATATAAAAAATCTAGGTGTGGTTACTGGTACTGCAACTAAGTGTGTATTCACATCACGCTACGATGATATTAATATATTCAGCGGATCACTGCAGAGTAGTTTTGACTTTACGTTTTGCTCATTTACCGTCGTACCGTTAGCACCTTTTAGAGGTTATTGCCCATCTCGTGGTGTTGCAGGTATTGGTGTGACTTACTATGTTACCGATTCATCGTTTGATATTGAAGATGGTAGTCATACTGGTATAGATACTAAATATAATGTAGCCTTCTCAGTAAATGCAACAGCATCTACGTACCCATCCAGTATTACTGCTCGTCGAAATACATATTTCCTGAGTTCAACTAACTGTATATCTACAATATACTCTGTGTATGTACCATTTACAGGATCACCCAATGCAGGTCCTAATACATTCAATACTGACTTATCAAGCAAGGTTAATGGTGTTATTACAACCTATGCTACGGTTAACTGGTTGACTGCCGGCCAAATACCACCTGCATTAATTGCTGCCACGGGTGCAACCAACGGTCAATTCATGGTTTACAATGGTACTACGTGGGTATCTACTAATCTAACCATATTGCCGTCGATTCTCGTTGCAACTAACTCACCTGTAAATGGGTATGCTCTACGATATACTAACGGGAGTTTTTATTGGGCGCCTTAAGACTGTATATGTGATGATATAGATATTATTGTTATGAGTCCAACGTCACTATCTCCATTTGATCATCAGGTTTCCAAGAGTGATAAACTTACGGCCGCGCTATCTAAAAATCTTCCGGTGGTGACTACTCCTGGAAAACCGGCCATCATAAGTCCCTTGATTCCGACAGAAGCACCATCACAAGAAGTTATTATTGGAGATGCGGAAGATGATTATAAATTTGCTCGGCAAAAACTCAAGGACCTAATTACAAAATCAACCGAGGCTCTTGAT